CATCGTCGTGCAATTTCCGTACTGCGGTGCTTGTGGTTGGGTGGCGAGAGCGGCTTGCCAAAGCTCCCATGCACGCTGCACAGAAATGGTCCGGTAGGTGTCGTTGCTGCGGTGTCGCGCTAAGCTGGTGCAAACGTTCTGCTTGACCATGTGGGCCTCAAATCGGTCCCGCATCTGTTCGCCGCTCACCGCACCACCTCGCCACGGTTGTCTATGGTCACAGGCCCAGTAACAGGCTTTGCGCGTGGGAGGGTCTTGCGGGACTCAACTACGAAGTCTTCGTTGCCGGGGTTGTCGCTGATTGGGTGGAGATTCGCGTCATCAATAACTGCAAATCGATTTAGGCGAGACCCGCCGCCAATGAGCGGGCAGTCAAATGGCGAATGCATCAAAGACTCGCAAACCCATGAAGAGTGGCTGCCGTAGCTAAAGCCGGGGTATCCATCGGGAAGGTCAAATTTCCCGCGAGGTGCTGCGTGCAGAACTCGCACGATCCACTGGTTGTACCGGTTCCCGGGAGCCACAATGCGCGCCATGCACGGCGCTTGCTTGATGTTCATCTCTCTTCTCCTTGGTATGGGGGTTAGGTAGTCAATCCAGCCTGTTTAAGCAAAGGCGCCAGCTGCTGCAGGATTGGCGCTAGCTGCGACATGGCGGCGTTCTGCTTCTGCGCTTTGTCGTGCAGGAATTTGTCGATCAGGTAATAAATCGGCGAGTAGTCCTGCGACTTTTCGAGGTACGTCTCTAGGTCATCAACCCCAAACTTGCGTTGCGAGTCGTCGCTCAGCTGATTGCCCAGATTGCCGGGCGATTCGTTCAAATCAATAGCCACGTTTGACAGGCCACGCCGGTAAATGCTGGTAGCGATGCAGTCCCGCAGGTTGCGGTGCTTTGCTGCAAGACCCGGCTCAAAGTCGAGAGTGAGCTGGTCAATTTGGGGAGTGATATTCACTGATAACTTTCTTTGTCAGTCGTTGTCACTGGGGGGTAAAAAAATAGACGAATGGAACGAAACACATTCATCACAGCCCACAGCGCCGCCCTGCTGGGCCTTCACCCGCGATTGAGCGGCGATCAGGCGCTGGCTAGGTGCCTCGCCCTCTCCGAGGTAAAGTGGCAACACCACATCACCACCCTCGGAGGGGCTCAGCATGAAACTGGACTTTTCAGAAAAGAACTTGGGCAAAGCACATGCATTGCTGCACACGCTGTATGCCGAACAGGCAGCAAACCGAATAGCGCTAACGCTGCTCATTTCTCGCTACCCCGATGTGATGGCGACGGTTCGCCAGATTGCCCAGAGCGAGGAACCAGAACTAATGCCAGCACAGCCCTCACGCGAGACATTGCGGCTCGTTCAAGCATCGCTATTGCGGCTTGCCACTCCTGCGGGGTAGCTGGTGAGGGGGTGAAGCACAGGCGCATTTCAGGCCTTTGCGGTTTGCTTCTGCTGTTTTTTGAAGGCCGGGAAGTCGCGCAAGAAAAGGTCTGGGCGCTCCAGCTTCACGGCGGATGGGATGCCGCGCGTTGTCCAATTGAAAACACGCTGAACTCCACCATCCGCGTAACTGAGCAGCTCTGCGACTTTTGCGGGACCGCCAAGCTCCGCGATAAGGGCGGCGTCTTTGTCAATTTGGTTCATGGCGCCCATAGTACACCTAATGTGTAGTTTGAGTCAACATTTAGTTTTCCCCATGGCAAAGAATGTGGCTATGAGCCCTTGGGAAATAATTAACGCCGAATTGGACCGCCGCCATAAGAGCTGGGCCTGGCTGGCGCGCGAGCTGCAAACCACCGACCAGGTGGTGCAGAACTGGAAAACTCGCGGAGTGCCAGCGAGGAGATACCGGGCTATTGCGGATGCGCTGCACCCGTTCACAGTCGATCAGATAGAAGGTATCGGGCAACCTCCGACGAGCATCGGTGGTGGGCGTGGCCACAGGGGGCTGCTCACCGATTTGAGGGCTTTTGCTCTCGCGGCCGCCGAGGCGGATCAGGACGCCCGGGATGATGTCCTATCTATGCTTACTTTGTTCCTCAAAAACCCCAGAGCAAACGCTGGCGTTATGACCCTGATAGGGAGTCGGCTATCGGGGGGAATGCCGCAAGATGCGGGAGAGGACCAGAGACACCAAGCCTAGGGCAAATGCGCCCTTGCCAAATTTACGCCTTTAAGGCCAGACCGCCAGCGGCCATACCCTAGGCAGGCATTAGTGCCAATACAGCCACCCATTCGAGGTGGCTTTTTTACGTTCCTACTACCTATCGTTTTCACCTAGTCGCAAATTTAACTAAATTATTTGTTGACTTAACTACACGGCGCGTGTACATTAATCCTCACTCACCCAGAAAAGCAAAACGAACCCGGCCCGCGATACGAAAGCCGGTAAAGCCAACAGGATGCAAAGGCGGTTCCAGGCACTTAGTGCTGTAGCTCTTGGGGTGAGGAGTGAAGTGAAAGTGATGAGTGCTGGGATAGCTCAGAGAGATCAAAGGAGCGCCGAGGTGATCTACGGCGTTTTGATGGTCGCCCGGTGGAATGGTTTTGGCGGATGCGGATTTCTAGACCGCAAACACCACGACAAACAACCCGGTAGCGGTAGAGCGGCTCCCTTGTCCGGAGAAGGTCCGTGGTTCGACTCCACGTCCCAGCACCCATCACTTTTGGAAGCAAGAGTAATTGAATAACTGGAGCAAGAGATATGGAAGCACAGCAAACGCAAGCACCGCCGTCAGTCGAGCAACTCAAGGAAAAGGCCCTGCGCGACGGCATAGCAGAGTTGATGCAGGGGTGCACAGATAAGCAGAACGATTTTCTGCATCGTATCCATGACTCTGCGCCATGGAAGGGACTCGCCAATTGCCCGGTAGAAAAGCTCGGCGATACCTACGAGCTGCTACGCCGTACAGCACAACAAAACGCCAGCGGTGCCGCAGCATGAACGCCCGACAACACGCATTCGCCGCAGATGCTGAAGCCTTCACAAGCGGCAATCCAGCGCCATACGAATCGATTGAGCAAATCCAGGCCCGGACTGCCCGCATCCGTGGTGTCCGCCAAGAGATCGAGGCAATGCCCGCTCTCAAGTTCCGCTGCACCGTCCGCGAACTGCAGCACTCAATCATCCATTGCGACCCCCTCTCACACCGTGACTTGGTTGATGTGCTTATGGGCTTGGCTGCAAAAGTCAAGAAGGGTGTTGGCTCTGCGCTTGGAGATGAATGCGCGAACTCTGTTGCTAGCCACCTTGCAGACATTGCAGACGTGATCGAAGCAGACCTTGTAAATCAGCAGGCCGAAGCGGCTTGGTCTGAGCGGTCTTAACTCTTACTGGAGGAAATTGATTATGAGTGGACAACAACTACGCGTCTGGTGGATTCCGCAAGTGCCGGGCAAGGCATTTCATGTGAGTGCCGAATCCATAGCCATGGCAAGAAAAATCCTGGACACGTTGGGCGACTACGACCTGTTCCAACTCGAAAACAACATCAAGGGCGACTACTGCAATGCTGGTGGCCTTGAGGTTTTCGAGGATGGCGAATGGTTTGAATGGGAAGACGAAGACGGTTACGAAATTTCCAACTGGGAGCCCGCCTCCCCTACTGATGCTGGGGTGGCGGGATGAGCGGCGGGACGGCCTTCCCAACTGCTGGCGGCAGTGACTCAGGCATGACGTTGCGCGATTACTTCGCGGCTAAAGCCATGCAGGGATTCATTTCCAGCCCTCGCATTTTGGCGGCTACGGCGGAGCGGCCCATCACAAAGCCAGAAGATTATGCCATCGCCGCGTATGCAGTTGCAGACGCCATGCTCAAAGCGAGGCAGTCATGAAAGACGAAACCCTAGACGGCACCACGCGCACGTACTCGCGCACTACGTGGCAGTGGCTACCTCACGAAAGGGCCAATTGGCTTGAAGGCCCTGAGCGCTCATCTATTCCGCATAAGGCGGTATCCATTGCACTGGCTCTTGCCGTAGTGGCAATTGTCCTGGCTATTGCTTTTCAAGGAGCACCGAAATGAAGAAACAACCGAAGTTGACGCCTTGGTTTCCTGCCGCAACCAATCCGGTTCGGCCTGGCGTTTACATCGCTGAGTGGCCCGACTATGTCGATATCGTCCCGCATCCATGGTTTGCTTTTTGGGATGGTAAGCAATGGGGATGGATGGAAACTAACATAGAACTTGCCGTATCTGCCTATAAAAGAGGCGACACACATGCAGCAGGAAAACTCGCGTGGCGAGGCCTTGCCGGTAGGCCAAAGGCGGTGAAGCTATGACCTGCCACCGCATCTGTGACCAACAAAGGCAACCATGCCCCTCTGCATGGCTCTGCGAAATGGGCTGCAACTTCACGAATGCAGAACTTCCCGCTACCAAGCTGGAAACACGCAACAGCGACAACAGCAATCCAGGGTATCCGTTCTGGTTTCTTGATAAGCCTGGGAACTTCTGGGACCGCTGCAACTGGTGGCAGAAGCGGCTCGTTGCCTGCGCAATCGTTGCGGTGTTTGCGCTCTTTGGCGGCATGGATGCAGGGCACTTGGCGGGGTATGGGAAATGACTGACAAAACACACTGGAAACGGCTTATTAACCCGGACTACATCGGCGCCTATTTCTTGCCCGAGGGGAAGGACCTGACCGTAACGATTGACTACGTGCAGTGCGAAATGATCACCGGGACCGGGGGGAAAAAAGAGGAATGCATTGTTGCGCACTTGGTTGGTGTCAAGCCAATGATTTTGAACATGACAAACTCCAAAAGCATCACCAAGCTGTACGGCCCTTACGTCGAGGACTGGGCCGGTAAGCAGATCACGCTCTATGCCAGCACCGCAAAGCTGGCCGGGGAGTCTGTGGAGTGCCTGCGCATTCGTCCGCAGGTTGCAGAGCGCGTACCGCCCGCAATCGCCAATGACCGGCTCAAGCGCGCCATTGAATCAATCCGCAAAGGCGAGTACACGGCCCAGAAGCTGCAAGCCAATTTCACCCTCACATTGGCCCAGCAAAGCGACCTAGACAAGGCCCTGGCAGAAATGGCCGGCGCAGGAATGGAGGCGGTCAATGCATAAGTTCCGCGCCTCTAGCCTCGGACTCATCATGACCGACGCCCAGAGCATTGACGCCTCACTGTTGACCGACGAGCTGGCCGCAATCAGCCGCAAGAAGGTTAAGACCGACGATGACAAAGCGGCCCTAGCTCCATTCTGGGACAAAAGCCTGTCGGTCGGCGCAAAGACCTATATCAAATCCTTGGCTAAGCAATTGGTCTATGGGTATGACGACGAGGTTTCCAGCAAGTTCCTTGAAAAAGGCATTGCCGTGGAAGACCAGGGTATCGAGCTTTACAACTCGGTGTTTTTCGCAAGCCATGCCAAGAACACCGAGCGCAAGACCAATGACTGGGTTACCGGCGAATGTGACATTGCCACCCCGGCCAAGATCATTGATATCAAGTCGCCATGGTCCCTCCAGACCTTTCCGGCAACCATCGAGGATGGGCGGGACAAGGGCTACGAATGGCAGGGTAGGGCCTACATGTGGCTGTGGGATGTGCCGGAGTTCGAGATTGCCTATTGTCTAGTCAACACCCCCGAAGAGCTTATCGGCTATGAGCGCGAAGAACTCCACATCGTTGACCACATCACCCCCGAGCTGCGCGTAACCCGCGTCCCGTACAGCCGCGATACCGCGCTGGAAGAAAAGATCAAGGTCAAGTGTGAGGCGGCAAATGCTTACCTCGATTTGGTCGTCCGGCAGATCGCCGAAGAACACAGCTACTAAGGAAAACTCATGGCTTCAGTCAACAAAATCATGTTTGATGCTGAGAAGCTGCGGAAGTTGTATGTAGAGGATCTGATGAGCCTGCCTTTCGTTGCAAAGACTCTTGGGGCGTCCATATCCACTGTTCGCGCCCGCCTCCTAGAAATGGGCCTTCTACGCGGCCGAGCTCAAGCCATCCGGATTGCGCAGAAGCAAGGACGACTCGGGGCGGGAAACCGAGGAAAGAAGCGCGTTTTCACGCAGGAGTGGAAACAGGCAATATCCTCGGCCGCCCGTCGTCGTGGCGAAGAAAACGCCAAGGGCGTATCGCTCAAACCTTCCGGATATTTGGAACACACACGCGGCCCCGAGAAAGGGCGCTCAGTTCACGTCACCATCATTGAAGCGGCAATTGGTCGTCGCCTGTTTTCAGACGAGGTGGCGCATCACATAGATCACGACCGCGCCAACAACGACCCGGCGAATCTCCAACTCATGACCAGATCGGAGCATGCCCGCCTGCATGCAATCGAAAACACTTCACAAAGAAAGAGAGCCGCAAATGGCAAGTTTGAATAAGGTCTGCATTATTGGAAATTTGGGCCGCGATCCCGAAATGCGCAGCTTCCCCAGCGGCGACCAGGTCGCCAACGTCACCATTGCCACCACCGACAAATGGAAAGACAAACAAACTGGCGAAATGAAAGAAGCCACCGAATGGCACCGCGTGGTGTTCAACGGGAAGCTGGCCGAGGTAGTTGGACAGTACCTGCGAAAGGGCTCACAGGTCTACGTTGAGGGCTCTTTGCGCACTCGCAAATGGACGGACAAGGACGGCGTGGAGAAATACTCGACCGAAATCCGCGCCGAGCAAATGCAGATGCTTGGCAGCAAGCCGGATGGGGCAAGGACAGCGGCCCCGGCGCAGTCGGAACCGCTCAAGCCATCGCCGCCCAACGAAGACTTCGGCGACGAACGTATTCCTTTTTGACCCCCTCCCCCATAAGGCCGAAAGCCAGTAATTAAACACCTATAGGAGATTGAAATGAGCAAGAACAACGACAAACACAAAACCGCTGCGCCACTTGTAGAGAAGCTGGACGCAATGAAGGCCAAGTACGAAAAGGTTACGGCCTTCGCAGATTTGCTGCCACTGTTCCAGAGCCGGATTATTGCGGATGAATTGACGGGCGAATCATATGCGAGGCTGTCTGACTATGCGGGCAGGCTGTATTGCGCATGGGGCGTTAATTGGCAAACCAGCACACCCACTAACTACCCTCAGGAAAAACATTCTCAGGTTGGCTTCGTGAATGTTTACATCAACAGTTATTCGCTGTTCGGCGACAAACTTTACGAGTTTGCCTCTCAGAAATTGGGCGAAGTGCTGCCGAGCATAGAGGTCCACTTTTACGACGCCCTGAACAGTAACTTCTACTTCTTGCCGCATGAGGCCGAGGCCGGGCTGAAGAAGCTGGAGGCGTGGTACTTGGACACCAAAGCTCAATGCGATGCGCAACTGAAAAAGATGCGCGTGGAAGAACTGCAGCGCGAGTTGGAGGCCTTGTCATGAACACACAAGCCAAGACCGGGGTGGAGGTGGAGCGCCTGCCGGAGTTGCCGGAACCCAGTGCGTGGGGAAGCCTCAACGTTCTGACCCAAAAAGAGCGAATCGACAAATTGCCCATCACGGCGCTTCAACCTGGCGTCTATCAATACCGCAAGTTCTACGACGAGTCGGCAATGCGCGCCTACGCCACAGAAGCCCTAGCAGCCGAGCGGGCTGAGGCTGTGCGGGTGCGGGAGGCGCTAAAAGAGCTGCGGTCCGTGGTTCCGTACTTCTGGGATGACGACAGCTCGCATATCGGCGAACTGGATGCGGCCTGCGCGAAAGCTGACGAGGCCCTGAAATGAGCGCCCTTGTCGAGAACTTCCGCCAGCGTGTCGGCTTCAAAAAGACGCCCATGAACCCCGGTGACAACGGCGAGGCGTTTGCCGGATTTGTTGCCTTCGCCAATGGCAACAGCCCAGAGGCAACGGCGATACGTGAGGCGTTCGGGCGCGGCCGGGACATAAACGAACCATTCAAGGAAACAGCCGCCGCCTACATCGATTACATCATCGAAAACCACTGGGGTGAGGACGCCGCCCTCAGTCCATCACAAGGATCCCCCTCTACTCCCGGGGGTGGGATAGGAGAGCCATTGTGAGCCGCCCGCCATCAGCAGAAACCCAGCTACGCACCGCGAAATCCGAACTCAAGGAGCAGCGTGCCGCTTTGAGTGCGCAAGCCGAAGCTACGGCCATTTGGCGCGGGCGGGCCACCAAGGCAGAACAAGAAGTCGCAGAGTGGAAAGCCCGCTTTGACCTGCTCCTGAAACGCACACCTGAAAGCCTTAAATGACCACCAACCCCACCCCAGACCCCACCAAGCCAGCAGCTGATATGGCGGTAGAGGCGATGCGCGAGAAGTTTGAGGCGCGCGTTAAGTTCAACCCGGCCAATCCGAAGGGCTGTCTAGCGCTTGATGAGGACGGCGAATATGCCAGCCCGTTCATTTACGCCATGTGGACAGAATTTCAGGCCGGCGCCGAGTTTGCCCGCGCCGCTCTTGCCCGACCGCAGGAGGTGGCGGGGGTTACGGAGCTGGCCGAGAAGGTTTTCGCGGCTATCGAGCCTCACGCCGATACCAGTTATTGGGGAAACGACGACCGCTCTGACAGCGACGCGAACCGCAAAATCGGCCGAAAAATCATCGTTGACAAAATCACCAACGCTCTCGCCGCCTCTCGTGCGCCGGTTGCGGTGGGAGTGGAGCCGAGCTTCATGGACACAACCGATATGTGGAAACTGGAAAGCCTGGAGCCGGTAGAAGGCTTCGATGAAATCTATCAGCACTACGCCACGACGTTCGGGCGCACGCCAGATGCCTTCATGGCGAAGGTGGTAAACGAAACCGAAAAGCGGCTGATGATCTGGTGGGGCGCGCACCGCGACACCATCCGCGCCGCGCTCGTTGCCTTCGAGGACACCCCCTCCGCCGGTGCTGGTGGCTCAGTGGGTGCAGAGCCAGCCGTTTTCACAAAAGAATGGTGCTTGCGCATGGGTCAGATGGAGGCCGAGCATGTAGGCGAAATAGGTGCCGGAACGCTTGCCACCCCGGCTCCTTCTGTTCCTTTGGGCGGTGGTGAGGTGCCTGTCAGCCTCGCCCAAGTAGAGCAGCTCGCACGAACGATGTGGCGCGGTGAAGCCGTACCTGGGCGCGTGCTTCGATTCGGTGCCGCTGTTCTCGGGTTGGCAGATGCCGCCCACCCCCTCCAGGCGCAGGATGCCGCCCCAGTAGAGGCAGCGTTGCCAGATTGGAGGATTCTGAAGATGCACGGCGGCCGACTCGCGCTGATGAGTCCTGGTGGCGACCGCTTCTACTTCATTGACGACATAGATGCCGACTATTCCGCAGGGGTGCAGGGGGATGCGGCGCGGCTGCGGGTGTTGCTCGCCGAAGTGGTTGAAGCGCACGACGCCCCCTATCCCGGTTTTGTGGACGGCGCTGCGCATATGGATGGAATCGCGGCGCAAAACGCTTGGGCTGAGCGCCGCGCCAACTCTCTGGACGCCGCACGCGCCGCCGCTCTGTCCACTAAGGGAGCCTGACATGGGTTTTGACAATCGTGTTTTCAATGTGAATGGCCGAGGCCTGGAAATGCTCCGCTCGGCGCTCAAGCTGGCTTTCCAGCAAGACGGTGACAGTACCACCGCCAAGGCCTGGCGATTTGTGCCCGAGAAGGGCTTTGTTCTGCTCTGGGTGCACAACGCTGGCGACGGATCGAACGCCTTCCCTTGTCCGCTGTCAGCCGATGCCGCCGTTTCCATGGTGTGGGAATGGCTTGAAGGCGAACAAGCCAAGGGCATGAAGTTTGAAGGCTGGGATGCCGACTGCGACCACGACGGCCACAACTCCATGGGCTGGCGCGTCTTTACTGGCGACTGGGGGCACATCGCTGGCAACACCTACGCCATTTGCGCAATTCGCCCTGTTTACCTCTGGCACGGAAAGTGAGCCTGACATGACGCAATCAATACCCCAACTGCCGGACAAGCGTGCGTTGCTGAATGCCATCGCAGACTATGGCGGCGCCAAAGAGGCCCGCAATGACGGCCTCACTGCCCAGCACTTCGCAAAGGTGTGCGGTCTGATAGACGCCCTCGCCTCACAGCCTATGGCAGCAATACCCGAAGGAATGTCCTTGGATTTCACGGATACGGCCCGTGCCGCGCTTTTGTCGGTGCTGTGGCATCACCAAGGCGCAAGCAGCCCAGTCGGCCAACCCATTCGGTTTGCGCTTGGCATGGGGGTATTTGACGAACTGAACGACCATCAAATCAGCGAGGCCAAGCGCTGGGAATCAATTGCCGCCGCTCCCCAGCCTCTCGCAGGACAGCAGATCACGGCAGCGCCGCAGGGGGTGGGCGAACTGAGCCAAATCGCGGCAATCATGAAGTACCCCGAGGAGTGGGACACGGCGGTCTACCCTACGCTGGTAGAGGCCTGCGACGCGATGAACCATGCTGCTTTCTGCCACGCCGACAACCAGGGTTTTGAATACCCGCCCGCCGCTCTACCACCAGGGCGGGGGATGGTGCCGATGACGGAAGAGGAAATCACCGAAGTTTGGCGAAAAGCCAAAGATCACGGTGATGACTTGCAGGACGCCATCGGTTTTACCCGCGACATTGAGCAATTTCACGGCATTAAGGAGGGCTCATGAGCTACACCACCGCCACAGCCGGCCCGGCAACAGTCCTGCGCCTGGCCGACCTGGAAAAGACCGTTGAAGCGCTGCGCGGCGTGCCACCGGTTAAATGGATGCTGGTATCGCCCGAGGGCAACGTCTGGGCTGACGAAGACCCCATGAAGCTGGCCCGCATCCTCGCCATGCGCAAATTCGGCTTTCCGGGCTTCGGTTCTGGTGCTCTGGGGGGAGCGGGACGTGACAGCGTTCTATAACGAAATCGACCCCTACGCCGCTCAGTGGCTCAGGAACCTAATCGCTGCGGGCCACATCGCACCGGGCATTGTTGACGAAAGGAGCATAGAAGATGTTCGACCAGATGAGCTTGCTGGATACACCCAGTGCCACTTCTTCGCTGGCATCGGGGTCTGGAGCCTTGCCTTGCGTAATGCCGGATGGGCCGATGACCGCCCCGTCTGGACCGGCTCCTGCCCTTGCCAGCCTTTCAGCGAAGCAGGCAAAGGCCTTGGGTTTGCTGACCAGCGGCACCTCTGGCCGGCCTGGCAGCACCTCATCAGCCAGTGCCGCCCTCCAATCCTGTTTGGAGAGCAGGTTTCAAAGAAGAACGCAGAGCCTTGGCTCGACCTTGTTCACGATGACCTGGAAGCCGTGGGCTATGCCTTCGGGGCGCTTGCGTTCCCGTCTGCGGGCATCGGTGCGCCGCACATCAGGGATCGAACCTACTGGGTGGCCCACTCCGACAGCGAACATGGGAACTGGAGCTGGGACTTCGGGACGCGACGGCGGATTGAAGATTCAATCCGCCGCGAGTCTTGCGGGATGGCCGACGCCGACCACTCCGAGCGGCGGCCAGGTGCAGCCGGCGGGGACCAGCGTGACAGGCAAGACGCCGGACGGCAAGAAAGTTCAGGTGACGCTCAAGGATGTGGCGAGCCTGGCGCTCCCGGCCCGGTTAACGGCTTCTGGCGTGGTGCTGACTGGATCGGATGCCGGGATGGACGGTGGAGGCCTATTAAACCCGGTTCTACCGCGCTGGCTAATGGCTCTCCCAGCCGCGTGGGACGACTGCGCGCCTACGGAAACGCCATCAATGCTCAAGCGGCGCAAATCTTCATCGAATCCGTAATGTCCACCCCACCACAACCGCAAGGAGGCGATACCCCATGAGCGACGAAATCAAGCTCAGTCTTGCAGAGTTAATCGCCATCACCGGATACGAGCTGCCCTGCAAACAATTGGGCGTCCTGCACAAGCGCGGCTTCCACAGGGCCTACATCGCCACCAAGGGGGGCGTGGTGCTTGAGCGCGCCCACTATGAGGCGGTCTGTCGCGGCGAGTCCGAGAAGCCGCGCAAGAGCGCTAATATCTCCTTTTTGCACAAAGCTGCAGCATGATCCGCCGTCGCGCCACCCCTGATGGTCTACCGTTCCGCGTGTACGAGCGGCGTGGCGTGCGCGTGTACAGCATCGGCTACAAGATGAAGTCCGGGGTATGGGCTTTCCGCTACGAATGCCCCATTGATGACGTTCTGCAGATTGCCAAGCTCCGGCGCAAGGCCATTGAAGAATCGGTGAATGTTGATGCCGATGTGCCTACGGGCGGTTTTTCTGGGCTGGTCAAGGCGTGGCTGAAGTGGCAGGAAGAACTACCCGTCAGCGACCTGCGCAAGCGCGCACAGTCAACCATGGACGCAAATAAGCCGGAGGCCGACAACCTGGTTAAAGCATTCGGCCACCTTGAGCCCGACGAAATCACCAAGGCCATGGGATACGACTACCTTGAGGCGTGCGTGCAGGCTGGCAGGCCCGAGAAGGGCAACAAGGAGATTGCGCTGGGCCGGTTGATTCTTGAGTACGGAATCCGCAAAAAGATGCTGGTGGTCAACCCCTTCGACAAGCTGACCAAGAACAAGACGGTGAAGAGCAAGCGACTTGTCACCGCCGTGGAAATGGATCTAGCCGTTGAGGTGGGCCGCAAGTTCGGCGGCGCCCGTCACATCGTGGCGATGGGCCTGAAGACTGCCTGGCTGTGCGTTCGGCGCTCCGTCGAGGTGCGCGGCATCAAGCGCGATGGAATCCGCGAAGACGGCATTCTTTGGGAAGACGGCAAGAGCAAAACCAAGGCAAAGATTTTGATTGAGTGGAGCCCGGAACTGCGAGAAACTATCACCGAGGCCCTGAGCATCAAGCGCAACAAGGTAGCCGGGACTATGTTTGTGTTCGGCAACATGCAGGGCCAGCGGTACACCAAAGGCGGATGGAAGTCGATGCTTGATGACCTGATGCGCGAATGCGTGAAGGTGGCCGTGGAACGGGAAATTGAGTTCAAGCGCTTCAGCCTTCAAGACTGCCGGCCGATGGGCGTATCCGGGAAATTGGAGCGCGGTGACACCGACACAAAGAACGCCACCGGTCACACCAGTGACAAGATGATTTCAACGGTTTATGACAGACGCCCGGTTAAGCGGGCAACGCCTGCGGGCTGAAAGGCAAATATGGGTGTATCAACAAATGCGATTCTGGCCTTTGGCTTTGACTTAGGCGAAGAACTGCCCGAAGTGTGGGCTAACGAAGAGGGATTCGAATTTACCGAGTGGGCCGAGAAAAAGGCCGGCTTGGTTTGGTCGGCTGATGACAAGGATTTCTGGAAAAAACGTGCGGACATGCTCGCAGCTCTGCCGGTCACACTGGAGACGCATTGCAGCGGCGATTACCCGATGTATTTTTTGGCGCTCCCCGGCTCAATTACATCCGCTCGGCGTGGCACCCCAGAAGCGGTAACGACAAAGGGCGAGCCTTCAGGCCGGCAACTCGCCGCAATGCGCAAGTTCTGCGATGAATTGGGCATCCAGTGGAAAGAGCCCGCATGGCACATATTCAGCTACTGGGGCTGATGTGTATTCCAAAAACCAAAAAGCACATTCCAAAGTTAGCGAATGCTCTCTGAAATGTGCTGTAAAACTGGCGGAGTGGGCGGGAGGCTGATGCGATGATTTCAAACTGGGCAAAACAACGCCAAGCCGAAAAGGCGGCGGAGAAATTCAAGCCAGGATGGTATTTGCGCGGGGAGAAGGCGCGCCAAGAGCGTTTAGATAAGCGCCGGGAGTTGGTGAGGCATCACGCCGCGAAACGCAAGGCCATGAAGCTGCAGCGCACCCCGGCCTGGGCAGACATGGCGGCCATCCGGGATTTTTACAAAGAGGCATTGCAGCTAACAGAGCAAACGGGCGTGAAATATGTTGTGGATCACATCATCCCGTTACAGGGTCGCCTGGTGTGCGGGCTGCATGTGCAGAACAATTTGCAGGTGATTACTTCGGTCGAGAATTGCCAAAAGCACAATCATTTTGAGATTGATTAAAGCAATGATATTCCAAAGTCTAAGATTGAAATTCCAACGCTATGCAAATGATAGCGCTGGAACCAATATAGATGGCGGAGTGGACGGGACTCGAACCCGCGACCCCCGGCGTGACAGGCCGGGACCAAAAACCAGCAACGGCGCGGGAAGTAGCTACTTTCCAGATTCCAAAGTCCCCCATAACGGCCCAGCATTTGCGCGGGGCGGTGGGTGGCTATTCCAAAGTTTTTTAAGGAGCAAGTATGAAAATCATTAGACACGGTCAGAAGCCAGAGGAAAAGACTTACGAGGTCACTTGCGCGCACTGCCGAACCGTTTTCGAGTTCACGCAAGGTGAGGCAAAGTACAGGTCGGATCAAAGAGACGGCGACTACCTTGAGATTCCGTGTCCAGTTTGCTCCAAGACCGTCACGAAGTCAGTATGAAGGCTGCGACCATTGCTTACTTGCCATGGCTCCTGTCGGCGATCACGATCTGGATGACTCTGTTGGCGGGGAACATGCACCGCAATGCGTGGCTTGTCGGCCTTTTCAATCAGGCGCTGTGGGCGGTCTGGATTGTCCTGTCCGGCACATGGGGGCTTGTTCCCCTGAATCTCGCGCTGTGGGTGGTCTATTACCGCAATCACGCCAAATGGGCCAAAGAGCCCACCCCATGACCCCGCTATCCTTCCCCCATTACACCGAAAAGGAGTGAGTGATGACTGATAAAGAGCTGTTGAAGTTCGCGGCTAAGGCCGTCGGGATTGAATTGGAGTGGGACTCAAGAGGCGCGTACGAAGTCATTCCTGGCGTCACCGGAAGTGAGAAAACTTGGGGCCCGCTGACCAATGACGGTGACGCGCTGAGGCTGGCCGTGCCACTAAACTTAACGATATCTACGGGAGGCGGCGGGCCTCGCGATCCGCACAAAGCCAATATCAGGGTTTGGCGTTTTGGTGTGCCAGGCGTCTGTGAGCCTAAAGGCTTCGATTCTCTTGCCGCCACCCGCCGCGCCATCGTCCGCGCCGCCGCTGAAATCGGCAAAGCCATGCCCTAACTGGTCAAATTCACCAAGCCACACACCCAAGCTGATGGTATGGTGCAGCAAACAAAAAAGGGACGAATGAAATGGTGGAGGCCGTGAAAAAGCTCTTGGCGGGGATTGCTGCGGCCATCTTCAGTGTTGTGGTAATCCTGTGCTGGCTGTGCCTTGAGGCCTCCCGCCGAGCCTGGCTCATTGGCGCCGCGATTCTGTTCCCCTTGTTCTTTCAACTCTCGGCCGGCGTCTATCAGGACGCGAACCCAATCCCCGACTCACGCGGCATTCTCTGGTCGCTACCCCTGCCGATTTCGATTCTGGCCTGTCTGGCGGGCATCCTGGCGCACTGGCGAGGGCTTGCGCGGGCGAAGGTTGCGCTGATCTACTTCGCGGCGCTGGCGGGGTTTATGGCGCTGTCTTTTGTCGTCACTGACGGAGGTCATCGAAAGCTGATGTATGCCGGGCAAACCCTGCTCCCTGTCCTCGGGCTGGTTCTCGGAATGCTCTTAGGGACCGAGCGCGCCACGATAGCAAAGGCCTTCATGTGGGTGCTGCTTGTTCTAATGCCGGTTCAATTGATCGCCGGATGGTATCAAGGCGGGCTAATACTTACAAACTACCTGTACGCCTTTAGTGTCTATCAGCACATTCAATTCGTGCCGGTGGTCATGTCGGTGGCGTTCGGGTTTGTCGTGGTCCACCAATGGGAAAAGCACAAGGGCCTGATGCTTGCTCTGACGGTCATCGCAGGGCTGTACATGCTTGCCAGTGGGTCTTTTCTGGCGATAGGGTTCTATGCGGGGTTTGTGGTGCTGTTCTTCGGTACACGGGTGAAGCTGGCCTATATCGTCGCAGGGCTGGCCGCCGCCGTGGTCCTTGGAGGGCTCTACTACGGCAATGTAAAACCAGATGCCGACAGGATGGCAAACGGCTCTGCCTACGTGCAGAAGTTCGCCGATGTGCTTCAGGGGAAGCTCCCGGGCAACGTGACTATTCGCCTGAAGGACTGGCAGATGTATGGCGGGTGGGTTGCTGAGCGGCCTTTGCTGGGCCACTCCGAACCACCGGCCCGGGAAGTTAGAACCAGCGCGCACAACTGGTATCTTGATTTCGCCTACAGCTTTGGAGTTTTGGGATTGTTGCCAGTGATAGCGCTGATCGGCTTCACAGCCTGGAGCCTGCGCGGCGCCTCTGCCGAGGTCTGGTGGCTGGCTGGGTTTGTAGCGTTTCTGGTGCTGGTGGACTGCAGCTTTAAGGTGACGCTGAGACAGCCTTATCCGGGGATATTTGCGTATTTCCTTTGGGGGCTGCTACTTGCGGTAACCCAGAAACAAGAGCCTACTTAGGCCATGCCTGCCGATACATCAGTGAGTCAGAGGCGTGGCCCGAAGCCTCTCCCGCCAGCCGTTCGTAAGCTGCTGAGCATTCTCCAAATACGGCGTTTGCGGTTGCGGCGTACTGGCGGACGGCATCAACGGAAGCCGTGGACAGCTTACCCCGCTGATCGGTAAGTTCGTCGCGCAACCCGCGATTGACAGCAGCAAGCTTGTCAGCAGCAGCCTTTGAAGCCTGAGCGCGTTTGTTTGCTTCGGTGAGTGCATCGTCTTTCCCCTTTTGCCAGTCGGCGGTGATTTGGGCGTTCTTGGCGTTTTCAGCCGCACGCAGCTTTTCTATCTTTGCCAGCACTTCGGCCTCTCGCTTGTCGCCGATGTGGTCAGCCCAAGCAAAATAGCCCAGCGTCAGGGCGAGAATCAGGCCGCCAATCAGTAGCCAGCGGGTAGGCGAAAGCCAGCTCATACGACCGCCGCACCGATGGCTATAGCCTGGTCGCCATTCATGCCTTGGAATAGTTCGCGCTCAGCCGCCCTGCGCCTGCGAAGACCTAGCATCACTTTGCCGGCCGCTTTATTCCAGACCAGAAACTGATCTGCAGCGCCCGCATCGTCGCCAGCATTGAACTTACGGACAAGAGTGGAGGCTCTGAAATTGGGCACGCCGATGTTGTAGGCAAGGCATACCATGGCATCGAACTGGCCTTGATTCGGAGCGCGCGTTAAGGCCTTGAGTACGCCGGGTTCAAATTCACGGGTCAGGCGCTTGGCAAACCGCCCATCTGCCTCATCCTGGGTGATCGTCAGCCCCGGTACTACGTCAGGACCGGTATCACCGTAGCCGATGGTCCAAGGGTCGCCGCCCGTGGCAGGGTCTGGGTAGGCCTTGAGGCGGCACTGTTCAAAGTAGTGCATAACCTGCACGCCGTTAGAGCTGGTTTTCATTGGCAATCCTCCGGTTTCTGGTCAACAATCCGCCCGGCCACGCCAAAGACCAATAGCACGATGGTTACCCACTGCACTACGGTTGGTGGAATGCTGGCTTTCATGTCTTCGGGGATGAACACCCAAGCACCTTGAATGGCGCCAGCCAGCACCATGGCCTGCACGCTGAACCAGCGCCAAGCCTGTTTTGCATCGTCAACAAGTTTCATTTCACATCCTTTTCAACAACAGTCACTCGCTTGGACAGCTCTTTAATCTCATTGGTAAGCTTCAGATTAAGGCGGTTGCACTCGTCGTTTTGCGTGAGCAGTTTGTGCACTTCGCTGCGCAGCTTGTAAACTTCTTTTACAAGGTCGTTAATGCGGCTTTCCAAGAGCTTGATTACGTTCTGTGTTGCATCTGTCATTGCAACGGTTAGACCGCTTGCGGAGCCGTCTTCTTTGTCGCGGCGGATCAACTTAGGAATCCACCAGACAAGCCCGAGAATTCCTGCAGCAAGACTTACGTACCAAGGGGAGTCTTTTGGGTCAAACATCGCTTGCCATGGCCTTTACGTGAGGTTTTCCACTTGGGGTGAGTCGGTTCAAAATCGCGGCAATCGGACGGGCAAGTTTTCCGCGCAGGCCCGTATTTACGATGAGTCGGCCAAGGTGCTTGCTAAAGGTGAATGCACGCCCCGGCCATCCAAAGATGAGAAAAAGAGTCGTGTAGTTGGCTACAACATCAGGGATATACCCAACAATGCCGAAGAAGTGCCAGCCGTAATGAATCCACCAAACACGCCGACGCCAGCCGGGGTCTAGCCTCCAGATCGCGCCGCGCTCGTGCTGAATCCACGCCCAGTAGCACAGGAACAGGGCCGGGAGGTGAAGCACCAGGTAAAGGACTAGGTAAGTCATAACTGAGCCTCCAAATCAACGATTTGCGCCTCTTTCGTAGCAACCAAGTCGTGCAAGTCACGCACTGTTCTATAGCCGGAATTTCCCATGTAAGCCGCAGCAATAGACTGCTCTCTCGTCAGTGGAGGTACACGCGCAGCGCCTACGGCCGCAGCCTCTTTCTCTGCGAGATTTATTAGAACTATCCGAATGCCGTGCGGATAGCCAGACTCCAGCGCTGCGACCTCAGCGCGCAAAATAGCAAGTTGCTGGAGAGTCTCAGCCCTTGCCACTAGCGCGGCATCGGCACCCACCTCACCCTCAACAAATCTCCATGTTGACTGTGGCGCGTTCGGAAACTGTTCGACATCAAAAGCGACGGCAACCCACTCCGAATCGACAAGGCCCCCGTCGATCAGTTGTTGTGCACGCGCAGCAGAATCTTCTTCATCCGGGAGGTTGTAGATACCCAGAGAAGCGTCAGGCTGTTGCCAAACAATGTTCTTCATCATGAAATCCGTGTAACGGAGAATTTCGAGATATTGGTAACGCCGACCGCGACGCCGTCATGGTGCGGGCGGATTACATCCCCGGCAGTGAAGCGCTTTACCCTGGCTCCCGTGCCAAATGAATTTGAGCTGTCAATTGCGTTTGCAAAGAGCTGCTTGGCAATTCCAATGGCCGCAATGTTCGTGGTCAAGTCGGCGCCTGTCGCATTCACCGAAGCGCCAATAATGCTGCCGGTGGTAAAACTTTCGTCCCCACAAACCGCATAGACACCATCAGCACCGATGGTGAATGAAGCGCCAAGCGTGGCGCTGTCTGCATAGGTGATATCTGTTCCGCCGTTGTTCACCTGCACAGTGGAGTAGCGGCGAATCTTTGTATTTGTACTGCCATACCCATTGGCTGTGTGGACGCAGACCTCGCCAAGCGCCGGAAAAGCCGGATAGGTTGAAAAGGTTTTAAGGCCGGCGATGGTCTGGGCGCCGAATGTTCCAACAACAGCCGTAGAAATGACGCCAAGAATTACATAATCCGTGCCGTCATATACGACATCGCTTTTTACTCCAGCCACGAGCGACCCGGTAGGCGCGGCTATCTTTGTGCCAGTTGAGTCATAAATCATGATGTTTTTCGCCGCCAACCCATCACGCGCTAAGGTCGGGGATGCGCCACTCGTTGCATGCCATTCGATTTGGTAGCGCTGATCCTCCACGAGAGCGCCTGCAGGAGGTGCTGTGGTCAACGTATATGCAGTGCTAGTGCCAGCCGTTGTGAATGCCGTATAGGTTTGCACCTGAATGCCGGCACTAGTTGCTAAGGTGGCCAGGTTTTCATACCGCAGCGCATCACCATTTACGGTGGCGGCCCCAATCCCGGTTAATTTGTATCCTGCAAATGGGATATTCGCCGTCACAACGGACTGCCCATCAGTAGCAATAGACGTGGTCAAGGCATTTGCCAGGTCTGTCGCTAGCGTGTTGTGTGTCGCGCTGCTGATCGTCGTCCCAGTGACAACGGGTTGCCCCGCTGGCAAAACATATGTTCCTGCACCATTTCGGCTCATCTTGACTCCCTTTTCCATTTCATGCCATAATTCGGCATGCCATTTAAAAACCCACACCCGCTCTATTCCATGTGGTATGGAATGCTTCAGCGATGCGAGAACAAAAACCTAAAGCAATGGCCCGACTACGGAGGGCGAGGCATTACCGTTTGTGCGCGCTGGGCCGAAAGGGGCGGCAGCGGCTTTAGAAACTTCGTGGCCGATATGGGCGAACGCCCGGCAGGCTTTCAAATTGACCGCACCGACAATGACGGCAACTACGAGCCTGGAAACTGTCAGTGGGTGTCCAGGAAAGACCAGCAAAAAAACCAGTCCGTCACAAGGAAGGTCATCATTGAGGGGCAGGAATACATCGCCGCCGTTCTCTCAGATGTCACCGGACTAAAAACCGACACCATCATTGAAAGAGCCAAAAGGGGCCTAACCCTGCTGGAGGTCACGGACTTAAAACCTCGTCGCTGTCTTGATGGATTGGCTGTCGGCGGCATTGCCAACGGGCTTCGGCAAAGGTCAAAAACGCACTGCCCACAAGGCCACGAATACTCCGAGAACAACACTTACTTTTCGCCGTTAGGCCACAGAACCTGTAAAACCTGTCGAGCCGAACGCGAAGCAGCAAGACGGGAGAAAGTTGCCGCAAAATGAAAAAAGCCCCTCGGTTTCCCTGAGGGGCTTAAAATCCTTGCCATGAATTACGATCTGCTTTACACGGCAATAGGCATTGCCATAGTTGCCGCGTTGCGTGATTACTTCTGGTGGGTCACGCTTTCGCTGTGCCTGTGGATAGGTCGCAAGACCCTCAGCCCACGCATAGGCCTAATAGTTTTCGGCCACTACTGGGTTAAGAAGCATCCTTTGCGCGAGAGCGGCAGCTAAAGCCTTGCTGGCCGGTGTGGCGGTTTTCCCTGCACCTTGCGCAAGCAACTCCGCAGCCCGGTTGTTTGCTATCATTTTGGGATAAGCCGTCATTACTGGCGACGTAGAGGCCTTTGCTGCTGCGTAAGCAATTGGCGCCTTAATCAGAGTGGACAACACGTCCGACGTTGCCTCGCGTTCGTAGGTCGGCGAGCCCGCCTTGAGCGGCTTCATGCTTTCGCCGATTTTGGCCACATCGTATAGCGGGTTGCCCTCCATCCTGCCCTCTCTAAAGGCCTTAGGGTTTTGAGAGCGCAAGGCCGCCGCAAGCCGGGCCGGGCTGACATTGCCGCCTTCGGCAATAGCTCCTTTTTCCAGGATCTGCAAGTTCCCGTACTGGGGTCGAGCCTCACGCAGGGCCTTCACCAGCGCCCCATTGCCGGAGGCTTTAAGAGACTCTTCTGCGCTGTCGTCCAACGCGCTCAAAAGCTTCCCGTACAGGGCTTTAGTCGTTCCGTTGGCCTCGTAAGACTGGCTCGACAATCCAGAGCGCGCCAATTGATAGGCCTCACCGTCCATCTTCCCGTTGTTCTGGGCGAGCGCTTTGGCCTGCTTTGCAATGGCGGTTAAGCCGGCATCTCTTTCTGCGCCGAGCTGCTTGCCCTGTACGCGCAGGATTTCGTCTGCAATTTCGCCGACCTTTGAATTCACGCCGATCTGCTTGCCTTCGAGCGCCTTGATAGCCTCAAACGGTGCTGAAATGCGTTTGCTTGCGTCAGAAAATACCTTTGGGGTCAATTCATCGGCCGTCTCGCCAATTCCCTTGGCCGCCGCCCTGTTGATGGCGTCTTGATTTGCCTTGGCAAAATCCTGCATAACACCAGAGCCGCCCACTGTACGAGCCGCTAAATCTTCAACGCGCGCAGCAAAGGGGCTTCCAGTAATCTCGGACAGGCGAGGCTTATATCCCATCGACTCCGCAGCTTTAAGGGCCTGCTTCTGACCGTCGCCCAGCATCTTCCCAGCCACAGGCGAAAGTAAAGACGCTACCTTTTGGCCAATCACACCACCAACCAGAGACGACCCGGCGCCTACAATGCCACGGCTCGTGCGTTCTTCGGAGGTGCCGTGCTTCAGGGCCTCCATGCCGCCAGTAATGGCGGCGGATGGCAGCAATCCCGCGCCACCAGTTGCCATGATCGACGGAATGGCCTCGCCGGCGGCCGTTGCAATTGGGCGACCCGCCTTTAGCCCCGCATATGCCTGGTCATTGCCCTGCTCTTGTTGTTTTTGTTGGTCGCGTTCCGCTTTGGCAAGATCGGCCAATCCTTTTGGTCCAAATCTCTCGACGCCTGCCAGCGTCGCGTCCTTTAAACCCATCGCCAATTTGTCGAAGCCCTGCCCAGCTGACACGGCTAACGCCTCTGGAAAGCTGACCCCCTCCGCCGCCATTTCGGACGCCTTGCGCGAAACGTCAGGGCCTGTTTTCGGGGCGTTGAATTGCGATTGAGCGAACGCGAGAATGTCTTTCTCACTCGCCTCATCTGGGGCGGTCACCTCGTGCCGCGTCCCGTCTGGTGCCGTGATTTCGTACTTAGCCATTAAGGCAGCCTCCGAATGCTGAAGCCGTTGTTTGCAGGCTGCGCGGCGGCGGGCGGCGCCACTTCGTCAGGCATTCCTGGGCCTTCATAGAAGGGCGCGATTCCTGCCAATGCCGGATTGCCCTGCATCACCTTCAGCTTGCGCTGGTGTTCGCTGTAGTTGAAACGTGCGGCACGTTCCGAGGCTTTGGCGAGCTGCTTGATTTCTGCGCCCGTCAAGTCTTCGATATTGCCGGACATTGCCTTTTCAGCCAAAGCGCCTTCGCTCTCGGTGATGGCACCCTGCCCTTTCATCTGCTGGCGGCCTTGCAGGGTCAACTCAGCAAGACCGCGCATTGCGGAGCGGGTATTGGCTATTTTTTCGGCCTCGTCCTTGCCACCAATACCCAGCATCTGGCTAACCTGCGCCGTTTTCATGCGTCCGTTTGCCAGTGGCCCGGAAAACGCCTTATCGCCTTCGATGGCCTTAACAATTCGCTGGGCGGCATCAACCTGCTTCACAGCCCCTTCGGCAATAGAGGTGCTGTCCTTCATCATGGGGCCGACCTGCGCGCCCAAGCTCTCGCCCATCTTCACATCGGTCTTGACATTGACGTTGGACGCGCCGGCCTTTCCGATTTCTTTCTTGATGCCAACCAGCTTGTCATTGACCACAGCCTGACCATCCGGGCCGATGGACATGAGCTTGTTCGGGTCGTTGAACACGGCGCCAGGCTGCACGGCGTATGGGTTGAACGCAACGCCGCTGGGTGCAACTTCCATCTTGTCCCGCGACTTCACGCCCTCCAGCATCTTCCTTTCGCCGCGCTCGTTCAACACAAAAGCATTGCCAGCTTGGTCGTATTGTGGCGTGAGGCCATATTTGGCGGGCTCCTCGCCCTTCATGATCGCCTGCATGCCCATCTGCTGGAGCATGGGGTTGCCGGACTGCAGGAGTCTTGCAAGAGCCGCCTGCTTGTTCGGGGCAACCGCAGGCGTACCGGGCATTTCAGGGCCGTACCCATCGGCGGCCATGGGAACCCCCGGCTGCGCAGGGGTGCCCTGCATATCAGCCTGATATGCAGCAAGCGTGTCGGCAAGCTGCTTACCTGACGCCTTGGTCAGTTCGGCCTGCTTTTCGTCGTTTTGCTTGTCGAGGTATTTCCCGCCCAGAGCCTGGGCAATCTTGGCCAGCCCCTCCATTGGGCTCTTTTTCACTGCCCAGCCGCTGACCATTTCAGTTCCGCCCGATGGCTCCATCGACTGTTTGCGCAGCATGTCAGCAAGGAGCTTCTGACGGTCCAGTTGCTGCTGCTGCGGCCAAATATCTGGCCCACCAGCGACAAGGGTCTGCGGCGCTTTTGCAGAGGTAAAGGGGTTCATTGGGAATCCTTAATCATGTCCCACAAGCTGCCGCTTTGCAGATCGTCAGACAGCTCATTCATGTATCGGGCGGTTTCAACGGCGCTCTGCATGATTTCCGGTCGCGGATTTTGATCAATGAAGGCGAATAACTCTTTGCGGTGCTCAAGGTCGTGTTCTGCGTGGTAGCGCAGAGTGCGGAACAATTCTTTTCCATGGGCCTGTTCAAGAGCTTCAACGGACGCAAGCGCCACCGGGAAGCCCTCCAGCACAGCCATGTAGCCAAGCAACGCATATGGGCTCTGGTGCTTGATGAGGTAGTACTGAGAACCGGCCATAGCCACGGCACGGCGAAACTTTGGAACCAGGTCAACATCAACGCCGTAATCAATCAAGTCCTTTGCCAGCCACTCCGCGTGCCCACGCTCCTCTTCCAGATGCTCTGTCAGGTACGCCAACAGCGGAGCATCGGCGACTTTCTGCGCCTCGATCATCAGTGGGACGCTGGCCGTTATGACCTGGTGAACGACCACCAGGTTAGAGATGACCACATGGATATCCAATAGATCAACCGGTGTAGAAGTTGCGCGCACATCAATAATCGCCCGAATGACATTTTCGGAATACATCAGAACATCATCGCCGCAGCGGTGCCGATTGCGCCCATGGTCGCGGCGTTCCCGCTGTTGGCACTTGCTGTGCCGGCGTTGTAAAGGCCCTGAGCGTCCTTGCCTGCTGCGGTGGCGGCTCCCAAGTAGTCAGCGCCTGCGGTCTGCCCTTGCTGGGGGGTATTAGTAAAAGTCGGGTTTGTGACCTGTGACCCGGTGCGAACCGCGTTGAGCATGTTCAGCGGCTGGTTCTGCAGCGCTGTCTTGAGCGACATTTGCTGATTCTGGGCGTTCTGGCCGACGCTGATGCCGTTCAGAGCGGCCTGCATGCGCAGATCGTTTTCTGATTGACCTTGCGTGCGCATGGCGTTGTCGTAGGCTTCCGAACCCTGGGTAATGCCTTGATTTGCTAATTGCGCATCAAGGGCCTTACGGCTTTGGTCAATCTGCGGTTGGAACCGCGCCATCAAGGCGTCTTGCCCCGTCTGGCCTGGGCTCACCATGTCCTTGGGCAAGTCGTCCAACGTGATGTTGTTGGATAGTGCGCTATCGACGTAGCCTAGGCCGCGATCAGCCAAAGCCGAAAGGCCAAGGCTGGTTTTGTTCTGCTGATCAAGTAGGGCTTGTTGGGTCGGGTTCAGGCTCTGAGTGACCGTCCAGCCGCCGTCGCCTTGACTGGCATCATGCGTGTACGTCAAGTTTCCGTATGGAGTGACTTGATTGACGCGGTTCGCAGCGGTGGTGGCGCGTGCCGCCTCCAGATTCCCGGCTGCGGTCTGCTGGGCCGCGCCTGCATAGTCCACGGGCGGCGGTGGCGAAGGAGAGTCTTTAAAGCAGATCCAGCCGCCGAAGAGCTTGCGCTGAGGCGCCCAGTAGATATGTCCGTCGATGTCGTATTTCATTGGTCAGCCCTTAGCCATCTGCACTCCTCGCGCAGCATTCGCAAAATTAGCCCGTCCTTTTCGCCATACCAGCACTTAAGACGGCCCTCTTCAATGAACCCTAGACGTTTGTCCATTTTCAAAGCGTAAATATTCCCGTCCTCTATCACTGCGGTGATGCGGCGCTTGCCTGCCGTAATGAAGGCGTAGTGAAAGAGAACGTCGAGAAACTGTCGTGTGAGAAAGTGAGGCGAAACACTGGCCGCGCTTAGCTCGCAGTTGTGTTCCATGAACCTCGAAAAAACAGCGACTCCCAGGATTCCCCCATCCGGGCTCAAGCTCGCGATGCACACGCATGGCGACTTTTCGGGGTCAAACTTGACGTTCAGTATTCGGTTAATGAACTCAAAATACTCAGGCTTTTGCTTAATACAGACCATCAGACAACCCCACCACCTTGCAATAGGTAATCAGTCGATGCCCAGCGCATGCGGCAGTTCTTCATAGCGCCCTTCATGTGGGCGGATATGCAGTAACCTAGACCAAAGGCTGTTTGCCAGTCCCTGCGGATCTGCAAATCCCCTCCCCACGTAAACCCACCGTCCCACGTCGCCAGATCCCAAATTGCGCTTGTGTTGGCGGTAAAGGTCGGAATCCCAGTGGGGTCGGTCGTGTCAAAGTCGGTATTCACACCCAAAAGAACGGCAGGGGAGCCATCGGTTGAAATGATGGGCCGAAGCATCTTGACCTGCTTGAGTTGCCCACCCTTTCCGAAGTAATTAAAGCTCTGCTGCGCCTCGAAATTGATGTTCTCGCCGTTGTCTGCCGTGGTATCCCATGCCTTGCACACGACCCCATCCGACCCAAAAAACAACAAATCCTCATGCAACTCAAAGCACGTTGCGTTCCAGCCGATAAACTGGGACCATGCCCCGCTGATCGTGTTCATAACGAGTTGGTAGGAGGCCGTCGTGCTAATTGGGACATTCACCAGCAACATGTCCTCTTGCGGGAAGAGCGCAGCTTCCCAACCGAAATTTGTTCCGTACTGGGTGATGTACCCAGAAGTTGCATCCTGAATCTTGTCGGTCAGCATGACCTGCGAATTCACGCGGGACGACATCAGCGACTTGGACAATGGAGCCAAGCCGTCCTTGCAGATCAGCGTCAGATCGCCTGCGTATTTCATCAGGCAGCGCCGGCCTATTGGGGCGCCCACATCAAACACGCCGATCTTTCCCCAGGTGTTGGCTGAGGCCGGGTCTGTGCCTTTATAGACAGCGACTTGCCCCTCTGAGGTCACAAACACCACATAGTCATCCATGCCGTAACCAGCATCGAGCGACCACGTACCCATTGCCATCAAGTAGCCGCCCCGGTCAAACTGGCTTGACAGGTCAAAGGCGGAGGCAGCCCCACCGATAGACAACACCGGCAGATACCAAACCTTGAGCGTGTCCTTTTCAACAAACCAGAGGCGAGACTTTGCAACGGCTACATGAATCAAATTGGTGGTAGTCACGCCGGTTATTGCCGGGGTGCTCGCGCCGTCAACAGCGACCCAGCTTGTGCCGTCATACAGTTGCGGCTTATCGGTGCCGTTCACCAGATACATGAAATTCCCGCCAGCAGTGCCGAAATTGACGTGCTGCCACCGGTCGGAGGTTTGGCCGGAAACCACTGCAGCACCCACTGGGCCCCCAACGGTCACGTCATAAATATTCGCGCCTGCAGCGGCGAACAACTCCGACACACCGGATGGCGGCGAATAGGAGGCCACCGTGTGCACCGTGCCAGTAATACCTGTGGCGTACTGGCTGTATCCGTCCCTCACCTTCACGTCATACGGCGTGCAATAGAAGTTGTCCAGCGATATCGCGTCTGTTTCCTTCATCATGGCCAGCGGGTCGCGGGCGTTCCAGCCCCCGGTAGGGGACGAAACGGACAGCGTTACCGCAGCCTGTTGACGAGACAGGCTTTTCTGGGGCTTGCGCATTTACCAACTACCCCGAGGAACCAGAATCGCCGGCTGAATCTCCCACTGAGCACCATCCATGCTCAGGGTCGGCTTACCAGCGTCCTTCGCCATCTTGTCCACGACGCGGCGCTCGTACTTGGCAAAGTCTTCGGCGTAGTCCAGGCCTTTTGCGGCTTTCCAGCGCCAGATTGTTCCCAAGATGACAATGCGGTCATCAATCAGCGGTGTATCAGCGTCATTTGTCCATGTTTCGGAAGTGCCGCCCAATGACGTAGTAATCCAATTCTTGGTGTTGTACTCAAAGGCGCACGATTCACCAGCTGCCGGAGCTGGGTAAAACAGAATCTGGTCGTTCTTGATGCGAAAGCTGTTGAACGGCCCATTGAGCTGCAAGGCTTTGTCCTGCTGCCACACTTGCTGAGTGCTGGGGCCATAGACCGGCCGGCGCAACGAGCGGTTCCAGATCGTGTCATTGACGATGCTCTCGAAACCGGGGGCGATAGTTGCCAGCGTGCCCTGCAGCTCAGCGGCGACGGTTGTGAATGTGGCCTCTGTCTGCAGGCCCTGCCAGTTGTAGCGCTCTTCCAGCTCCTGCCCCTCTTCCTCACTGATCGCCAAAAGCTGGATGATCTGAGGATCCGTCGAGCCAACCGCAGCATTGGGTGCGAGTATCCCTATGCGGCGGCAAGCTGTCTGGATTATTTGGAGGCAGGTCTGGGCCATGTGTTTGCTCGGTTATGCGGTTTCAGCTTCTTTGCGAGGCCTGCCACGGCGCGGGGCGTCTTCGGAAGCCTCTAGGGCGTCCAGGCGGCTTGTCAGCGCTGCAAGCTGTTCTTGCTGGCGGCGGATGGTTTCATTGGCGTCTGCCAGCTCTTTAACCACGGGCGAAAGGTCGGTTTTGGCCTTGATATCACCTCGGGCCATATCCCGCAAAACCCGGCCATCCATGCCAATGTCGCCAAGCGAGGAATCAGGCACTGCGGCCAGGTCTTCCACCGTGGGGAAGCGCTGGGCCAGTTGATCGCGGCGGCTCTTGAGGATCCGCTCCCATGTCAGCAACGGCGTACCGTTGCGGGGCAAAACCTTGCCCTCACGCCATGCGGCCAAGCCAGCCTTGAATTCACTTACCCATGCCGGGTCATACAGGCCCTTGCGTGCATCGCCATCTTTGCGGGTGATGAATTCATCGGCGAAGAACTCCAGCGGGTCACCTTTGTGGCCGTGTGGGGTGATCAGGATGAAAGTCACCATCTTGGGGACTTCGTAGCCCTTTTCCTTGGATGCTTCGGCGTCGGCGCCGTGCTCGCGGTCTTGGAACATGAAAAACGGAACTCGGGACATGGGGTCGGCGTAGGCCATCAGAAAACTCCTTTGGGTTAAAGCGGTAGCGCTTTTGCGGTGGACTCGTCTGAATCCACTGAAAAAGCGGCCCCGAAGGGCCGCTTCTTTTAGGTCACGATCTGCATGCAGCTCGGGTTGTTCAGCACGCCAGAGCCGAAGCCGGTGTAGGTGCCGGTAACCGTCAGGCCGCCACCCGCCAGAAGGGTGTTCTTGCCGGAGGCCGTACCGATGGCCGTCCCGATGTACACAGTCTTGCCGTCCGGGTCCAGCGCAGCGACCACCGTAGAGGCGGACAGGTAGCTGGCCAGAGACACCGTGCAACCCAGGAACAAGCCGTCATACCCGTTGGGGCAGAAGAACTTGTTTTGGCCTGCGTTCATCGTCGCGTTGACGGTGACCGTGCCAGTAGCAGCCACGCGGTTACGGATGCCCAGAACCTGCTTGCCGGTCGCGGTGGCGCCCAGAATGCCGGCTGCTGCGATGGCGAGAACGCCATCAGCTGCCACGGTCGCATTGGTCTTGTAGACCGCACGACCGCGAATCTGGATCCATCCGTAAGTACCGGATGCCATGGGGGCCATGGCGATGCCGAACGGGAAGCCCTGAGTGACCGCCGAAGGAAGCAGCGCTGAGTTGAATGATTCGTCCCACATGCAGACAGAACCCTTGAGGATCGCGTCGGCAGATTTGACGTACATGAACTCACCGAAGCCCCAGTAAGGATCAACAGCAGGAACTACCAGGCCAAGGGCTTGGCGCTGGGTCGTGTCAGGAACGAACCAGTCATTGAAGGGCGTAACGCCCGCGAAAGGAGAAATTGGTGCAAACATGTTGATTGCTCCTTATGCTTTCATGACGCCCTGCAGCGAGCGGTTGCTCACTGTCAGATTGCCTTGCCAGATGATGGTTTTTACCAGCGCATCCTGATTGATGGACTCAACGTCATCCAGCATGGTGATGTTGGCGTCTTTGTGGACGACCATATCCAGGTAGTTGGTGTTGAGGAAATAGGCGTGAGCGCCTGGAATACCACCGGACGAGTCGAAGAACACATCTGCGGTTTTGTACTTCATGCTCAGCATGCCGCCCTTGCCCGTGTCTTCCGGTGCGTACCGCTTCAAGCTCGTCTGCGATTGCTCGTAGAAGGTGAAGTAGTCGTCCGACATGACGATCAGGTTGGGCATGTCCATGCCGCGAGTCAGGCGGATCCACAGCGGCAGCATCAGGCTTTCAATCGTCGTTGCGGACGGAGTGATGCCCGAACCACCTTGCAGCGGGGCAGCAGCCGACTGAACGGTGTTCTGCCAGAAGCCGTATGTGCTGGAGTTGATACCGCCCACAGTGCCGGTGCCGGCGTCTGCGATCAGGGCTTGGAGGCCGTTGATCTGGTTCGCTGCGGTGCCGTCGCTGTACAGGTCGGTAGACAGACCGTTGGCAAACGAGTGCTGGGCATTCTTCACCTTCGCCTTGACGAAGTTGATAATGCGGTTCTCGCCGCTGTTGGTCCGCATTTCCAGGCCGGAAACTGCGAGGTTCACCGCGACTTGACGCCACGGGAATTCAGCGGCGGACAGAACGTCCACAGCTGCGATGTTCAGCACGTCATAGCCCGAATAGCGCTGATAGGTGCTGTTGCTGGCGTATTCCAGCGGTTGGACAATGCTCAGACCGCCATCTTCTAGACGAACTTTCCCCTCGCCTGTCAGTTTGCGGTAGAGCGCGTTGTGTTTGCTAATGTTGTCAGCGACTTCCTTCGAGTGGTTGCGAAACGTGGTTGTGACCAGCTCCGAAAACACGTTAAAGGCGCCGGCTGCGTAGCCTTGACCTGGTGATGCCATTTGATGGCTCCTTTAAAAATTAGGCGCCCTGCATTTCGCGCAGTTTTGCCCGGATGGTGTCTTCCATAGAACCTATGGGCTGTGAAACCGGCATTGATGGGCGGGGCCGCGTGTTAACGCTTGCCGCTGTCTTTGCCGCTGTCGCCTTCTTTGCCGCCTCGGCTCGCTGCTCTGCCTGCTGTTGAGCTTGGACAAGTGCGCGAGTGGTCGGGTTGGCCCAGACGGCTTGCTCATAGGCATCTGTGAGGCTGGAGGCCTGGCCCGCTTGTAGAAGCGCGGCCATGTGCCCCCTGACACTCTCAAAATGACTATGTTTCGGGTCGGAAGCAAAAGAGGAGATTTCGCTGTTGAGCGTTGCCTCCTCCTGCTGCTGGCCCTGTGATTGCTGGTTTTGGATGTACCCGGACAACTGCTGTACCTGCTGCTGCAGGGCGGCAATGTTCGGATCTATCGGCGTGTGTTCAACCTGCTGCACTGCGGCCATGTCGATGCCGTAGTTGCGTGCAAGCTGTGCGAAATATTCGTGCTTCTCTTGCGGCGAGCCATAGCGCAACTTGTGGTCGCCGGCCATGAGCTGTTCAATCGCCTTGTCTGCTGTAATCCCAAGCGTTTGCAGGGTCTGGGCGTGTGGCGTAATGACGCGCTCCATCGCCTGGCCGAACCCTGCAGCTTGCTTGTAGCCTTCAATACCCTTGTGGAAATCAGCCTCACGCCGGGTAATTTCCGCCCGCGCCTCAAGCGGCAGGCTGGCCCAGGTCGCGGCTACTTCCTTTTTCCATGTGTTTGGCGCTGCGTCCAGCGGTCCGGCCACGGTGGGGGCTACAGGCGCAACCGGTGCAGCGGGGTCAACAGGTGCGCTCGGGTCAACTGGCGACTGTTTGGCAAACTTGCCTTGCTCATCCCGGATGCGCTGGGCTTTTTCCTCTGGGGTTGCTGGTGTTTCTGGTGCGCCTACATCGGCCGCCTCACCCTTGGACTGAAGATCGCGCAGGGTATTGCGGATCGTGTCATCCATCGAGACAGGCGCTTCGGTCGCTTGCGTCTCAGGGGTTGCGGTGTCAATTACCTGATCAACTTCGGGGGTTGCCCCTTCGTTTTCGAGTGCCATCAAAAAACTCCAGACATAAAAAAAGCACCTCGAAAGGTGCTTGGTGGTGATGCCGTGGCTGTTAAGCCGTTAGCGCGTTCTGTAACTGTGTTGCCGCCTGCGCGGCTGTGTTGCTTGAGGTGAGCTGCGTCCAGCGGCTGCGGCCGGCGTAAGGCGCGATCACGCCAACGGCGTAAACATCAGTGACGGTCGGGCCGGGGATGAAGGAAACCAGCGTGATTTCCCGGCCGTCGGCGTTTGCGTCGAGTTGTGCAACAAGTGCGGCTTCAGTGAATGCCATGATTGCTCCTAAACACCCGCCAGAGCGGCGGCCTTCTTTTCAGATGAGAGCTGAGCCCATGCCGTGCGGACAGTCGTGTCCAGCTTTGCATCGTTCTCTTGCTCCGCGTATTGCTTTTGCCGGTCGGCGTTCTTCTGCTCGCTTTCCCGGCCCTCCCAGTCTCTGCACCCTGCGGCCTTCATGTCGGCGCGGCGCTGGGCGTAGCTGGTGATCAGCTTTCCCGTGGCCGGGGATTGGTAGGCATCCCATGGCTGAATGTCGGCGCGCATCATTGGTGCGGACAGTAGGCGCTTGTCGGTCTTTGCCTCGCAGCAAACCGGCGTGTCCTGGCACTGAGCCACGGGGCGGATGTACTCGTGGTACTTGCCGCACTTTAGGCAAACGGCCTCATACACCGGCATTTGCTGGCTCCGGTTTGTCCGCGCTGATCTGGGCCGATGCAAGCGTCGTTTCCTGGCCAACAAGGGCAACGTCCATCTTCCCGGCGTTCTTGATGTGCTCAAGCTCCACCTTCAGGGCCGCGTCACGCTCAGCCAGACGGTCATCAAAGGCCATGCGCTGCTGCTCCAGCGCCGCATCAATGCGCGCCTGCTCGCCTGCGCGCTGCGATTCCAGCGTCTGCTGGTGCTGGTTCTGCATGGCCTGCGATTCTTGCTTGCGCTGCTCGGTCTGGGCTGCAAGCTCGGCCTTCATCTGCTCGGCCTGCTGATTTGCAGCAAGCTCGGCCTGGTGCATCTTGCCCTGCAGCTCAGCCTTGAACTGCTCCAGCGCCTTCATCGCCTCAATCTTCCCGGCCTCTGGATCCTTGGGCGGTGGCGGCTGCTTCAGCTTGGAAATCACATCCTCCACCGCAGTACCCATCTTGGCGCGGCGGCAGACCACCAACATCAGCTCTTTCAACATGCCAATATCCATGGCGCCTTTTTCAACGGCCGGGCCAAAGGCGTTCATCAAGTCGGCGAGACCCTTCAGCACCTGCTGCAAGCCCTGCATGTCGTCGTCCTGCGTGGCTGACAGGGTGCTGTCCGTCTCAATATCGATGCGGTAAGTCCGCGTAGCATCTGACCTCATGGCCTCTACAACCGCCTCCCATGATATGGGCATGGGTTGCTTGAGCTTTTCCAGCTCTGGGGGCGGTGGCGGTGGCTGCTGGCCCGTCATCTGGGCTTGCTGTGTCTGCATCTGGTACTGCTGCGCCATCTGCTCCAGACGCAACTTTTCAGCGTCAAGTTCGGCCTGATGTGGCAACTGAACCAGGGTCATCTGCTCCAGCGTTTCAGGCTGGAACTTTTCAGCGATGATTTCGGCCTTTAGGCGGATCAAGTCGCGGATGTAGCGCTGAACTTCGCGCTGCATCCTCTGTAGGCGCTGTGTGCCCCACTGGGTCTTAATCTTCTGCGCTCCGAATGTCTCGTTCGGGTCGCTGGCGCTGCGCATAATGTCCGCAATGCCGGTGATTTCGTAAATGATCTGTTTGCAAGCGTCACGCTGGATATACAGCTCACCGATGACCTTTGCGGCCATTTCAATCGGCATCATCCAGATCGCATTGTCCAACCCGCCACGGTCAAGGAGGGCCGTGACGTTGGATCCGGCAATCAGCTCATTGTCCGCAGCCTTCATCAACTGCGACAGCTCGCCCAGCGTCGAATCGTAGATGCCCCGGACTTTCAGCGCTTCAATCAGTTTGCTGATGCGCCCGCTGATCTTGTTCAACTCTTTCGCCTGCTGCTCGTACTGGGTGTACAAAGCCGCAGGAATCAGCGTGTTGTTGTTCTCAATCGCGTACAGCGGCTTGGGATTAGGGAAAAAGCCGGACAGCCGCAGTGGATCGTCCTGAATCTTGCACGGGACCGGGTAGGACTTGCAGATCCAAATGACCTCTTTGTCTTCCTTATTCCAGATTTCCCAGATTTCAGCCGTCTTGAACAGGTCTTCGCAGTCTTTGGACGACTTCACATCCTCATCGTCAGCCGAATCCAGCGGTATCTTATTGCCGATTTCCTCGCCGAACTTTTCAACGCAGTCTTCACGGGTAAAGCGATGGCGGAAACCTTCGGCCGTGACCTGCTCCCAAGTCTTGGCAGCACACAGGATGCGGAAGTCGTCATACTGGACGTTCTCCGCAATGACCTGCTCCCACTCGATTTCCTCGTAAGCCTCCGGGTCTTCGCCCTCAACCGCCTCCTTACCCTCAATCTGGCGAATATCCGGGATGTACCGAATGCGCGACACAGCCCGACCAGGCAACAGCATGGACAGCACGTCAGCCTTGAGCACGCTATCGAAGTCATACACGTCCTGGCAGAACTCCAGCGAACGTGTCATGACCTCGGCAACAGCCTTGCCTAGCGGGTCTTCGTCCTGATACCTGCGGCGGGCGTCTGGCTGCGGCAGGGAGTTGTACACCGACTGCCTCAGCGTCTCTGTGTTCGTCCACAGGATGTTGAAACTATGCATAGCCGGGTTTTCTGGCGTGTACAGCTTGTAGATATCAGCCGACTTCTTGCGCCATGCCGACTCGCGCTTGTCCGCAAGCTTTAGCTCCAGCTTCCAGCGGCGAGCGATAGCCTCCGGAGATTTGCCCAGATCGCTGGGCTTCTCCAAGCTATTGGCGTTTGAATCGGTCATACGATGGCAGAGGGGTTCTGCAGGTAGAAGTTGTGGGCCGCGCTGACGTTCTGCGCGCCGGACTGCGTGAGGTTGTAATAAGCGAGCAGTCGCTCCCCCCATTGGCCCACGGGTATGGTTTTCAGGTCAAACAGGGCGTGCCAATCCTCGTTGTACATACCGGCCGTGCTTGTAAGTGCCCGGACGTTTTCCTGTACTTGCTCGGTGAGTGATGCCATTTATTCGCCCTCTGTCCTGCGTCTTGTTTGTCGCTCGATGATTTCGGCGACCGTTCTGTGTTGTGGAAATTTGATAACCGTGGGGCCTGGCGGCGGCTTGTATTCCTCACGCCACGCGATCGCCAGCATCCGGAAGGCATCGGCCGGGTTTGAAGCCCAGTCATGCCGGGGCTTGTCCCGAAACATCTTCTTTTCGTCGTCCCACTCGCGCTGATACTGCTTCAGGCCGTTTACGCCCGTCTCCGTCTGCTCCTCGTCAAAATAGCAATAGGGCAACATGGCCCGCGCTGCCTGGATACCGTCCTGCACGCTCAGCATGGGGACAATCCGCACATTTCCCGTACCAAAGGCCTTCCAAGCCATTTCCTGAATGGACTTGCCGCCTGAAGCCAGCGTCTTTGCCCTAGCGTCATGCGGTAGCCAGTGCAGCCCGTACTTGTAGGGTTTGTCCTTGACCACATCGATGTAGTCATCCATCGCCAGCCCTGAGCCGCCGTAGTAGCAGAGCACCCGGATTTCACCGGCTATCACCTGATAAAACCAAATGCTGGTGTCATCACTGAAGCCCAAGTCCCAGGCGGTGTGGACTGGATACTCAGGGTCCCAAGGAACAAGGCGAATGCGCCCGGCCTCTTCGGCCTCCCGCATCTCCCGCCCGTAGAAAGCACCCAGCAGCGCCGCGTCAAAGCTGCACAGATACTCCTGCTCAAAGAGCGAAGTACCCTGGTCTACCCCGTAGTCGTCTATATAAGCCTGCTTCTCAGCCGCAAGCCGCTCAATGCTGATTGAGCCTGTGTCATAGGCAGTCAGCTTCTGCGCAAAGGTATTCGGGTCTTTCCTGCCCGCCTCGTAGGTCTTGAATGCATGGTTCTTGCCCCGTGGCGTCGTGATGTACATCTGCCAGCCGTTGTTTTCGGCAAAGATTGGCCTGAGATACGCCCTTGCGGACGGGTTGGCCAATGCCCACTCCGAGAACACCACACCAGCAGGCGGCGAGCCCACAAGGCTGTTGTAGTTGTCACTCCCCAAAACCTGCCACGTTGACCCGTTTACAAACCGGATCATCATTTCCTGATCTTTGGTGTTCGCCCTCAGTTCATGAGGGAACGCCTCATCTATCCGCCGCTTGCCGCTATGGGGGTTGATCGCCTCCCAGATAGCCTTTCGAGCCTGCGCGGCCTCTGGCAACATATGCCAGTACGTGGCCTGACGCTCAAACGCAGCACATGCAGTGCGGTGCAGGGCGATCTCATCCTTACCGCTGCGACGATGCCAGATCAGCTCCGCGTGCTTGCCGCCGTTCTCTAAATACGTCCAGGCTGGAAGCTGGTAAGGCCTTGGGCGCCAGCCGTTAGGGAGCTGTATTCGAGCCAAAGCGGGTAATCTCAACTATCAGCGCGCCGTCCTTGCCCTCGCCAGCGATGGTCATGGGCAATACCTTGCCGACAAGCGCAAGGAATGCCGCCGGGTGGCTCTCTGCCTTAGCCTGAAGGTATGTGATGCCCCCAGCTCCGCTCAAGGCGCCGAGGATCATTTCCTTCAATTCCTTGGTGTTCTTGTTTACTGCACCCTTGGGCTTGCCTTTGTTGCCTTTGCCGAATTTGGTCGTATTTTTCGGCGTCTCGATGGGGTTGCCCATATCGACTCCTTGTGATTGGTTACTAACTTACTGAGTCGGCCTCTGTTGCGCCATGAACTGCTCTTGCGATAGCGGGGCCTGCCCGTTTGCCTGCGCCTCTTGGACGTGGAGCTGGTAGGGACGGCTCGTCATTGATTGGGCCGCCTGCTGCACCATGCCCGAGCCCATAGGAGGCCTGGCTGGCATCAGCAACGCCGCTAGTCGTTGAAGTTTGCTGTCAGCCATTTGTTACCTCAATAAAAAAGCCCCGGGCCGACAATCAGCGCGGGGCGAAGTGCAACGTGTGCACACCATGGAGAAAAGGGCGGGGTCAGCGTCCGCAATCGAGTAGCAGCCCTGTGCTCAGCGAGCGGGGCGCGGTAGTTACGGTGAAGACGTGACCCAGCATGCAAAAAGCCCCGACACATTGCTGCATCGAGGCTTGGATTGATTTGGTGGCCTATGCTGATCTTAGGCTTCTTCTTCATCCCGGCAAAGGGACCAGCGCATCAGCCTGCGCATTCACCAAAACGGCTGCTGACTACGTTCACTTATGCCCGACGTCATACCCGAAGGCTGGGAGGTGAGGCTAGCTACTATGAATCAGCGCCCGTTTTGGCCCCATTTCAGAGGGCTCTAACTGAGCTTTACCGGCGGCGCCGCCTCCAACATGGACGGGCGACCCTAATGCTTTTGCTCAGTCGTTAGCAAATTCTATAACGATTTTTTGAAATGTCAAACTTTTCTGTTGATGAGCATCTGCCGACCGTCGCGCAAAAGCAACGCCAGATCATCCATGCTCACGCCTATTTCTCGGCATGCGCGGCCTGGATTGACCGGCTTGAGATATGCCCAATTGATGGCCTTGCGGTGCTTGATCGGGAGTGCTGCAACCCCTTTGGCGATCCTGACCGCGTCGGAATGGTCTACCGGTACTCCGGTTGCTCCCCGCTCCCAGTTGTCCGGACGGTATAGGCGGAACATGGGCGAGACGGCCGGTGGCCCCCCACTGTTGCACGACAGCGCCCAGTTATGCAGGCGTTTATCTATGCCCCGCTGGTGTTCTTCTACAGCGTGGAAATCAACCGCTCTTGTTGCCATCAACATATCCGTCCTTTTAGAGTTCTTTGAGGTATTCGCGGAGCTTGTCCTCTGCCCGCTGCTCTGTGGCTGATTTCTGCTTGCTGCTCATGAATCCGCTTCTGGTCATGGTCTTGGCCTTCTGCTTCTGGCGGGATAGGTTCTTTGCCAGTTGGACTATTTGGTCTTGTTGGGAGGGGGAGAGCATGGTTAGGCCTCCATTGGCCACGGTAAAGAGTATTTCGATGGCGGCGTGAACCTGACCCTTTTGCTTTGTGAGGCCATGGCCGCTTGCCACGCGGCCCATGACGTGGCGACTGATGAGGCTATGTATTGCCCCTTTTGCGGCCCCTTGTGATATCGCACCGCGACATGCCCCGTCTCGTTGAATATCCACGCCTCAAAGCTTTCGCGGATTTCTCTCTCAGTCATGATTTCCCCTTAAGCATTTCTAGTGGGAGGTGGGCTACTTGCTGAACTTTTCACAGCCAGCGGCCACCAGCGCGACAAGCAAAGCGGCCAAAATAATCACCCCGGCGATGGCAATACCACCCCAAAACGGCGCAGTTACCCACCACCAAGACCAATCGATGTAGCCAGTCAGCTTCAGGACAACAAAGGCAATTCCCAGCAAGCCAAGAACATTCGTGCTGTAGGTTGTCGTTGCGGATTTCGCGCTCATGTTGAATCTCCAGTTTTTGTATTTGCACCTGTAGCCCAGGCTGCGAGGCATCGGGTTATGCGTATTCAGGCTGTTTCGGCTCACTTAAAACAACCCCATTCAAATCACAAAAGGCCAGCGCATAGGTAATCAGGCTGGCACTGCGCTTCACGCTCATGAGGGCGGTGCTCTCGCGGATGTTCACGAACTCGCCCTCAAGGCCCGGGACAATCTCAAAGTCTTCAGCCGTGGCTTTTGAGTGGGCGGATACAAGCAGCACCTTCCATTGGTCGGCTGTTCGAGGCTTTCCAGCCCACGGGAGCTTTGACTTGGCAAGGTCTGAGCAGATCGCGTGAAATTTGGCGTTTTGGTCTGCGTTGCGGGTTGGCTCCTGAAACGTCACCATGTACCCATCAGGGGCGGCGTGGGCGTGAGCTGCCACCCCGTCACGGGCTTGGCCGTGCACCAGAAAGAACACGCGCTTGCTCACATCTCCTCCCATCGCCGATAAGCATGCTCAGCTGTGAAACCGTCCGAAATCTTCCCGGCTCCTGCGCAGTACCAGATACGGTCAACCAGCTTTATGTGTGGCTTTTCCTGTTTGACTGGAAAGGCGGCGTCAAATAGGGCCATGGGGCACATTAACCAGATCATTCCTGCCTCGCTTTCAGTTCTTTGGCCTTGGCCGTGTAAAGTTTTTTTACTTCTATCAACTCTTCCCGGGTCCACTTGTGGACTTCGTTGTTGGACTCCAGCGCGTCAACCCGGGCCTGACCGATGCGCACCAGCAATCCGAGGCGGTAGTCCACAGCGTTCCCAGCTTTCCACTGGTTGCACTTCACGCACTGGGCGTGACAGTTGTCTTCATGGAATCGAAGGTGTGAGGCGCAGCCAATACTCCGGTAATGCCCAGCATCGCGGCCGGCGTGAAGCTGGGTCATGTCACCCGGAGGCTTGCCGCAGGAAATGCAGGGCTGCTTGGCGTCACGGGTACGGATGAAGGTGTTGAACTCCTTTTGCGCCTCTGCAGTCAACTTGGGAATCTTCTTCTGCGTCTCGCGCTTGACCCTGTCCAGCATCTTTTCCACCCGCGCAGCCGCACGCCACTCAGCCTCCAGCTTTCGCGCCTTCTTGGCGTTCTGGGCGGCCAGCCAAGGGTCCACGCAGTCCTCGTGCAAGACGTGGCGCGCCTTGTCCTCTGGCATGCGGACCTTGCAGTGCTTGCATTTGTTGGGCTTGGCGGAGCGGATCACAGCGCACCCCATGAAACACTCCGGCCTTTTCCATGGCCGTCACTGACCACCACCACAGCCTTGCCGTGACCCTCAAGCCACGCTAAAGCCTCATAGACCCGCTCAAGTGGAAGCCCTGTCTTTTCCTTGATCGCCGGGGCGGTTTCAATTCCGTCCTCCAGGCACCAGCGCACTATTGCCGGAACCTCTGGGAGTTTTGCCCTGTGTCGTAAGCGGGTTGGGTTCAGCTCTTCACGGGACAGCTTGCAGCTCATGCGGCCTCCTTACGATCGGCGGCAAGCAATGCCATGCTTTGGACTTGGTCAAAGGTCACGGCCGATCGGCCCGACACATTGCCGCCCTTGTAAACCTGCATCGCGCGATCAACATCCCCGACCAGCGCCGGTTTTGGCAAGGCAATGCCCTTCTTGGTGTACTCTGGATCCGGGGAGCGATCGCCGTTCAAACGCTTGGGGTACTCGAAGGTTCCGCGTCCGGTATAGGCCTTGTGGGCATTACAAAACCGCGTTTGCAAATAGCCAAGCTCTTTCATGTCGGTTCGGCAGACCTTGGGCCATCCACCCATGTCCTCGATCGCGGCATGAATGGCTGGATCATCAAAAACCACATCTGAGTAAGCGCCGATCGAACTCATTGCCCCCAGTGCCTTACCCCACGCCAGCGCTGCGCGATCGGTATGAGTGCCAGACAGGATCCGGACGATATCCGCCACCTTTGGCGCAAACTGCCCGCGATCGGGGTCTGTGACATGGGCCGTCAGGGCCTTGGAAACCTGCTCGATCGTGAACGGCTGGCAGGCCTGCACCCAAACGTGCAAGGTGAACTCGCTCACGTCCTGGCGATAGTAGGCCAAGGCATCTGTGACCATCTGGGTCAGCTTTGGGAGGTCATTGGGCTGCATAGCCACCCTTCTCTAAAAATCGTTTTGCTACTGCGGCGTTTGAGGCTTCGAGAGCTTCTTGTTTGTTGAGCTTTGGCGCGACTCCAGCCGGAGGCAACGCTGCGGCCAGCCACTCAAGGGGCTGCAGTGGTCGGGCTTTGGCGCATTCGCGCAGCTTGTCGATCAGGGCCGTATCCCCGTGGTGCTTGCGCAGACCACCGAGGAACGATCGGGCCTGCTTTTCAGCGGTCCCCGCGTTTGTCAGCAATGCCAAGCCGTACCCAAAAATGATTTCATCCGGATCCGTGACCAGCGGCGGCTTGCCGCCCGTACCGTTAGGTACGGAACTATTGGTATTGGTAATGGGATTGGTAATGGGAGCTTGTGAGTTGCTTATTTCTGGGTTACCTACAGAAACCGGCTGGGTTATTTCTGGGTTGCCTGTGGGTTGTTGCTTTGGTGGCCTGCCGCCCCTTGATCCGTTCTGCTTTGCGCGCTCTGCCGCTTGCTGCGCCTTTATGATTTCGGCATCACAGCGAGGGTGTGCCCAATGCCCGTCTGTCAGGGTGAAGAACTCATTCAGGACGGTCTCCACGGCTTTGCGCTCATCCTTAGAGGCGGCGCGCACCAGTCGGCAAGCTTGGGCCACATCGGGGAGGCTTTCCTCCCGGCTGTAGTACACGTCCAGCAGGCGGCGGTAAGCGCAGTCTTCCAGCCATGACAGGTGCACCGTGGCCGTCATGTAATCGCCGATGTGATGCGGGTAAAAGTTCACGCTAAAGCGCCTTCCACACAGCGCACCCATCCCGGCGCAGATCAGTCTTGACCAAGCCGCACTCGGAAATGCGGCGCTGGCACTCGATGTATTCCACGCCAGTGCAGCGGCTTGCCTCTCGGGCTGTAAGGCCGTCCAGCGAGGACTTCACCGCCTCCCTGATAGCTGCGCGCTCCCGATTGGCTACGCAGCTTGCAGCGTGCTTTGCAGCCTCCCGGCTTGTGTCGGCGTCCGTGCGCCTGGCTCGGGTTTGAACAAAGCTGATGCTTAGCTGGTCTTGGGGGTTCATGGCTTGGCCTTTCCAATTTCAGCGGCGGCGTAGGTGATCGCGCGGCGCGTAAGCTCAACCCGCGATAGGACGCCATCAGCGATTTCACGATGGATGAGTTGGCGACCGACGCGAATCTCTACGATGTGGGAACTCTGGTAGATCGACATGCCAAGCTGAGCCGATAATCGCAATGCAGCCCCATCGTCTGCCAGTGGGTCCCAGTAGTTGTAGGTCATGCCGTATGGGGTTTTCTTTCCCGGCAAAACTCTCAAGCACTCGACATCACGATTCCAGCGGCTACGAATCCCGGCCGCTTTCGCCGCCAACTCCAAAATTTCTCGTGAACTTCTCATTTGCGCACCTCTGGTGTTTCAGTGGGGGCGCAAACTTTGACGACGGTTCCGGCCTTGACTTCTATTCCGTTGATGACGCAATCAGAGCCAAAAGCCATCGTCGTGCAATTTCCGTACTGCGGTGCTTGTGGTTGGGTGGCGAGAGCGGCTTGCCAAAGCTCCCATGCACGCTGCACAGAAATGGTCCGGTAGGTGTCGTTGCTGCGGTGTCGCGCTAA